ATGGTTTGCTAATCGATCGGTTAAAGGTACACGTTTTGTATTTGATGATTATAAAAAATATAACACGGCCTTAATTGCACAAGTGTTAGAGCTTTATAATTTTAGAGTAATTGAAAGCGGAAAAAACAAATGTCTAATTGAGAAAGTAAATGACTAGAAAAAATTTTAAAAAAAGTTCTAATTCTAGGACCAAAGAAACTCGTAGACATATTGCTAAATATAGTGCTCAAAATACTGTACCTGGAGAAAGCACCATACGTTATGGATCAGGCTTCAGGGATCAGATAAATTTATATTGGCAAAAAAGAAATGCAGATAAATTAAAATGGAGAGAGTTACATGGCGAAAACAATAGTGATTAATAACTATAAAAAATATTGGGTTGAAACGACCAACCAAGGACATCTTATAAAAATTTGTCATGGACATAATGATCAAGTGACTGAATTAGATTTAAGATGGAAAGATAGAACAAGAGATAAACAAAGGAGAGTGATTAATGCCAAAAAAGCCGCGAATTAAAAAAACAGAATATGAGAATTTGTATGATTGTATTCGAACGGACCAAGTACCCGCAGATCAAATTGCGTATTGGTTTGAAGACAAAAAATTTTTTAATTGGTTTAAAAATCAACGTGATAAAAAAGCGAGTTGGGAATAATGGTCCAAGGAGAATTATTTAAAGATCAAAACGAAGTCGATATTGAATCTTTAAATCTATCGGAAGCAGTTGATCTTTCAACGTTTGATGTTCGATTGTTTCCTGGAATGTATTATGTATTTAAAACAGGAGGGTATCATTACCTGAGTAAATGCAAACAACAGGTTCCAGAAATATACAGACAACCCATATGGCCTTTTGTTTTAAGAAACATGAGACACCCATTAGCTCCTGATGATGAAAAAAGACATTCAGAAAAAGCTATTCTTTGGCCCAGTATTGGCTTAACTCAAAATGGTTATCAAAAAATTTTTTTGTTATGGAAAGATAAAACTAGAGTACAAACTATTTACAAAAAAGACGGGACCACTTATACAAAAATAGTTCCAAAAGGAATTTTAAGTTCCTTTAGTCGAATTATTGCAAAAGCATTTGTACCTAATCCAAATCCAGAAGAATTTATTTTAGTAGATCATGTTGATGGTAACCGTATAAATGATCGACCTGAAAATTTAAGATGGACCAAACAAGCTTTAAATGCCAATGGTACACCGGGAGGTAAAAACGATCCAGATGAAGTATTTGATAATATAAAAGATACGGATTGGTTTAATGGAAGAGGAACTAATAATTTAAATATTGTAAAAAAAACTTTTCAAGAAAATCAACAACGCCAGCAGATCTCATTTACGTTTAATGCTAACTTTATAAAAGGAATGAACAATGAATAATAAACAAGCACAAAATAAAATTAATAAAGAAAGAAAACATTTAGAAGAAATAAAAAAAGAAAAAACTAAATACTTAGTTCGAGCAAGAAAAGGTGAACTTTGGATGGATGAATGTAAGGATCATTATTATAATGTTGTTTGTAAACGTTATAATTTTTGTGTTCGACATATTGAAAACATGATTGATGTTAAACATGAACCTTTAATAGGTCAAATTAGTTTTCATCTTTCAATGTTTAGTAGAGATCTTTTATATATTTTTAAATATAGAAAATTTAATAGAGAAATAATTGAAGACTATTGGGAATGGAAAAAAATTAAAAAAGAATGGGAAGATGATTTTAATTACACTCAAAAAAGAATTGATGAAGATTATGCATTGGTCGAAAAAATGGAACCTTATGTTAGAAAAATGGAAAAAATTTTAGATGAATGGGAATATAAAATGAATAGAAGACCTGGAAGAGTTAAAGCTAAAAAACCTAAAACAGGAGCAAGAGTTAAGAATGCAAAACAATAATTTAAAATTAAAAGAAATTAAAACTCCTAAAGGTAATTTTGTTACTATTAATAATGATTTATATATACCTGAAGCATTAGAAAAATATGGTGGTTGGGAAAATGAAGTTTATGATGAATGTATTAAATACTTAAAAGAAAACTCTGTAATCATAGAAGTAGGGGCTCACATAGGTACACACACTATTCCTTTTGCAAAGTATTGTCATCGAGGATATGTATTTGCATTTGAAATGCAGCGATTTATTAATCAAATATTAAATTTCAATATAATTTATAACCAAGTAAACAATGTACAAACATTTCAGGAAGCAGTTACTGATGTTGATGAACGATTTGTAACTAATGATTTTAGATATGATGTTGAGGGTATTAACTCTGGTAATACTAAAATACAATTTATGGATCATGGATCAGGTTTTCTTCCAATATACAAATGTAGATTAGATACAAAGTTTAGCCATCTTCAAAAATTAGATTTAATTAAAATTGATGTTGAATGTCATGAGCATTTTGTAATTGAAGGTGGTTTAAATTTAATTGAAAAACATAAACCAGTTATCATGACTGAATATCATACGGTTAAGACAAAACACACCAATGGTAATAAACACTTGATAAAAGAATTACTTCCTAATTATTCATGGAAAGAAATAATTGGTAAGTATCAATTGAATAACAAAGAAGTATATAACTTTAATATGATAGGAACCCCAAATGATTAAAACAAGACAATTTGATTACCCAACATCCACTAGAAAAACAATTGATGGTAAAAGAGTTTATAGTATCAACGGTGAAGCGCTGCCATCGGTTACAACGATACTATCTGCAACTGAGTCTGAAGAGAAGAAAGCTGTATTAGAAGCCTGGAAGAAAAGGGTTGGAGCAGAACAAGCGGACAAGATTAGAGATGAGGCTGCTGCAAGAGGTAGTGTGCTTCATAGAATTGTTGAAAATTATATAACGGATACAAAGCATTTAGATATGACTGAGCTAGGTCAGACGGCTCATAAAATGGCTGATATTCTCACAGAGAGGGCCATAGACGAGCGTTTGAGTGAGGTGTGGGGTGTAGAGCCATATTTAGCGTATCAGGGCTTATTTGCCGGTCAAACGGACTTAATTGGTATTCATGATGGTAAAATTACAGTCTGTGACCACAAAAATGCTAATAAACCTAAGCGAAAAGAATGGCTCCATGATAGTTATAGAATACAGTTAGCACTTTATGCGTTGGCTTTTGAAGATATGTTTGGTGAACATATTTCACGTGGAATAAATTTTATAGTGACTAAGGATATGGTGTATCAGGAATTTTCTTGGGAAGGTCAGGAATTCCGTCAAGCGAAATATGATGCTCTGAAAAGAGTCGATAAATACTATAGTAATTTAAATAAGATACAAGAAGTTTAATACTATGTGGCTAAAAAAAGGCGAAACTGTGACAAATATGTGGTACATGGGTCAAGAATCAGGGTTCAGGGGCCAAAATGTTCAGGAATCAGGGTTCAGGGACCAGGCATCAGGGGTTTGTAAGAAATTCTCTATAGTATTTCTCACAGATATTTTGATAAAATTTTTTTTTAAAAAATTAAAAAGTGTCTTACATTCATACATTGATGTTTTATTCAATAATATCAATGGTTTAACGTCTTACATTTCGTCTTACATGCGTCTTACACGTCTTACAATTGTTATTTATCAACGTTTTTTTAACATTTTAAAGATAGTAAACAAATGTTTTTCCCGACGCGCGCGCGTAAAAACGATATTTTTTATTAGTAAAATACCTACAGAAACACTATAGAGATTTGAGAATATGAAAAAACCAATAGTCTGTCAGATAAAAAAGAAAAAATACTACCTGTATAAAATAACCTGGATTGATATTACAGGTGAAGAGGACCATGCAAACCCAGATCAGTTTGAAGCTATGAATTACTCAACTTTAATTACTTATGGATTTGTATTTTCTAAAAACAGAAAAGAATTAAAAACATTTTCAACTTATGATGTTGATGATGAAGTTTTTAGTGGACGAAATGTATTTCCAATAGGATGTATTAAAAAAATGGAGAAAGTATTAGTCGGATGAGTTATCTTCCTCTGTTTCTGGTGTTACTTGTTTTGGTTCTGTCAAAACTTTATCTTTTAACTCTTCTATTTCCACACCTTCAAGAATGGGTGAATACTCGTCTATTATCTGTTTCATTCTGGATTCCAATTCTTCTGTTGATAAGTCTTCTAGTTTACCTGTCCGAATTATTTTTTGCTCAATATATAATCCCGCCGCTTTACCTCTCGCAACTTCTGCATTAACTGCTGCGGACCAAGCTTTCTTATCTCTGGCCTCATCTCTTAACTTTGCAAGTTCCATAACATGACTACCAAAAGTTACATCGTATTTCTTTTGTAGTTCTTCTCTTAGTTCACCAATGTATTTAACTACAAGTGGATATCGTTTTGGATTCTGTAAAATACTTGCTGCTTGTCTTGCTGAGTCTTTTGCATAACCTGCTTCTATTGCACACTGAGTAGCAGTCTTTCTGCCTTCTTCTGATACTAATAAATTTGCAAACTTAATCTGCTGGTCTGTCAGTCTCTTCGGTACGCCCATTATTTTCTTCTTCCTTTTTATTTCCAAAAATTTCTTCCCAACGTTTTGCATAAACGTCATTAGTTGGTCTAGATCTTCCGTCGTATTTTCTTCCTTTTTCTTTGGTCATTTTGTCACATTCTCCTGTTATTGACATTTAGCACAACAATTGTATAAACGCAATAGATGTTGGGTCAGAAAACAATTAAACAAATGTATTCTGGTTTGCCCAATATCAAGTTGATTTAAACATAAACATTGTGGCGTTCGGCTTACGAAGCAGTTTTTTACTCTTATTGTACTGTGGATACTGGGGCGCCATAAAAAGATAGAAATTATGCAAGGCAAGATGTTAAGACAAGTTTTGGATAAGATGATGAAGCATGGCACTGCTCAAAATGCTCGGGTCCAAGTTTGTTTACCTGATGGAAAATTTTACGACATTTCCTCTTTACAATTAATGGAAAATAAATTAATTGGCGTTAGAGAATCACACCGACTAGTTTTTACAGTTCAAGCTGAAACATGGAATATGGGAAAGATTTTGAAAAAAATTGGCTAGCCTGTTAGTTCGAAAAATAATTGAAACCTGAGACTAAATTTTATGCAAAAATTAAAAGAAATTTTAAACAATTATCGCTCATTCGATTGGAGAATCTTAGCGTTCCCGGTACTCCTGATCTATTGGTCTATAATAATAATCGGCACTTTTTCACTGTAGAATTAAAATATACAAAAACGAACAAAGTAACCTTTTCACCACACCAAATTGGCTTCCATGTGAAGCATCCTGAGAATACATTTATCCTAGTTGAGGATGCCTCTCTCAACGTCCCAAAACTTTATGAAGGATCCCGGATCCAGAAGCTTGTAGCCTGTGGCCTGAAGCTTGAACCTCTGCATCAGGGATATGAAGATATAAAAATTTTTTTTAATCAGCTTGGCGCTTGACGCTTAAATAATCCGAACCCCTGTACCTTGGTCCCTGAAGCTTGCTGCTTGGCGCTTGTAACCTGTATCCATTCTGGTAGGCCCAGGCTTCATGGATTTTAATTGCTGTCTTGCTCAGTCTTGCTTGCAGCTTGCTGCTTGTCGCTTGAAGCTTGCTGCTTGGTGCTTGCGGCCTTTTCATTTTCATTTTCTTTTCCTTTCTGCGTTGTTTTGTCCCTGCGACAATTTGTCGCAGGTTTGTAATACTTTGGATGTCTCCATACAAATGTCAATTTAGTTTCCTCCTATCTTTGTTTGATTGTTTTAACCATTCAAAAAACTCCTGGCACTCTTTCAAATACCAAGCCGGCAGGTTGCTATGGTCCTCCAGGAACCACGGCAACAGATCACCTCTTTTTATTTTTCTTTTTTTCATTAGTGTTTTCCATAAGTTATATTTTTAATTTCAGGATCCCAGCAAGCTCGGCAATCTTTGCATTCATTGTCTTGATCTGGAGCCGGACAAGTTCGCGTTGTCGTGCTCACCGTTGATGTATTGGGCCATGAAGCCGGGGCCTCCTGGTCAACCATCGTTGCTGAAAATCTAACAACTAGATTATCCGGTTTTAAATGCATATACTTTTTGGTCCATGCTTCACGCGTTGGCATCCAGTGTTTTTTTGTAGGTGTTAACTTGCACACTTCAAAAATTTTTAAAAGATGCGCTTCGTCTTGAACGTCGCCGCTGTCATGCCATCTAAATTCATTAGGCTTTTTAGAATTAATAAGAGTCGCCATTGCTTCAACCCAGTACGGATTGTTTATAGCCGCTAATCTTTTATATTGCGCAGCCTGCACAACTGAAAAAACATAACAGCCTTTTAAAGCATAGCAGCCCTCGCAAACTGAGCCTTTTATATTAACTAATTTTGAACCGGTGCTGCATTCTTTGGCAGGTAAACCAATCGACCAACCCGGCATTTTTGAGGGCTTCGATAGTCCACCGATCAGGGCCCAAGCTTCTTTTGTATTCATGACTTATTCTCCTTTTGTTAATATTGTAATGATAAACTATTTTAATTTTAGAATCACTTGTCAACATTGTCGCATTGCAAATTGTCACTGCGACAAAATGTCGCAGGCGCTTGACGCTTGCGGCTTTTATTAATTATTGCTTGAGGCTTGAAGCTTGACGCTTGGGCCGTTAGCCACTCAGCGTCAAACTTTTATAGATAAGATTACAATGCTTATCTCATTAACAACATAATATTTAAGTCTAGAAGTTATAGACTCACAGTATTTTAACTGCTCTATAAGGCGTCTACTTAGTAGAGGCAATTTTTGAGCTAGTAGGTTTTCTGTATCACCTGAGGGTTTCCCAATTTTAAGTGTAGTACAGCCCCACAATCGAACACCTGATCAGTTAAGTTTATAATAAACTTACTGGATCCTAACTTAACTGATCCCAGGTCCAACACCTAGATAGCGTAAACGAAACCCAGTGTGATGGACCAGGGATCAGCATCAGTGAGGTTTCGCGCACAATCCCCTCTCCATGGACGGAGGTGTCAGCTTTTTCTCAACTGATCTAATCCTACTTGCTTTTGTTGGTGCAAGTCCCAAAGTTATTTTTTTGTTATTTAAATAACTAAACATAATCATAAGATACCATAGCTGAAATTTTATATCTACGCGCAAACTGTCGCACCCTGAGCCAGGGTTCCAGGAGCTGAAATCCTGTCAACTCAACAAAATGACGCGCGACAATTTGTCGCAGGCAGGTGCGACAATATTGACAATGGCCCCAGGTCCTGGAATCTGGTATCATGGGGCATGTCAAAAATAATAGGAGGAAATATGATAACAGAGGCTAAATTTAACGAAGACACAAAACAACTAGAGTACAAAAAAATAACTGCAAAAACTTGGGCTCAAGATTTTTTGATGGATTTAATCAGTCAATATAATTACAGATTAGAAGACAGAGGATTACATGGTCTAGATAAAATGACAGAGAAAGAAGAGCAGCAATGTATGGACCAATTAAAAAAACAAGCAGACAGAATTGCAAAAATGTTTGGATATACAGAACATTGGACAACGTAAGTGCGACAATATTGACAATGGCCCCTTCGGGGCCATTGTGTTAAGATGAGTTATTAAATTAAAAAGGAGGAAATATGGACTACGATGACATACTACAAGATGCTTTTGAAAATTATTTAGAGGAGCATCAATTTGATGAGGAAGATCAATTAGAATATTTGGAGGAGGTTGAATGAAATATAAAGGCTATTTAATAAATTTAACTCCAAAGAAAGGAACTGAAAGTCTTTGGAGATTAGAAATAGAAAAAGATAACAAGGTTGATTGTTACACAGTTGAAAACACTGCAGCCTTATACAAGGTGCAGGAATTTGCACTTAATCAAATTGATAAATTAATTACTGAAGAGGTTAGATCATGAACTTAGCATTAAAACTATTATTATTTTTTATTGGTATGGCATTATCAATGGTTGGAATAATGACCTCATTACATGCACCACAACACATGGTTTTAGGTGTGTTAATTTTCTTTAGTGGGTTTGTGATATTGTTTTCAAGTATGAGGCCAAACTATTAACTGCGACACTATGCGCAATGGCGCATGGTCCAGGGTTCTGGTATCATGGGGTAATTAACAAACGGAGGAACTATGAATAATATAACTAATACATGTACTGAATGCGGTGAAGACGCTAAGTATGATGAATGGTCAAACTATGAAAAAAGAATATGTATCAACTGCGGTTCGGATAACGAACCGCCAGAGGAATGGACAGAAGAGGCCAAAGAGGGTGCAAGGATCGCGGCGTCAATTGGATTAAGTTTAAATGATCTTGACGACAGCGGTGACATGGCCGAAGAGTTAAGAGAGATTATGCAAAATTAACTTCCCTCCTAGTGGTTAATATACCGCGCGACAAAATGTCGCGCGGTTTTACATTGTAGAATATATACTGCGACAAAATGTCGCAGGGGCCTGCGGCCATACCGCTCGGCCGCTGCGCGGCCTCGCTTAATTGGATAGAGGTACCAAGACCACTTGCAACTTTGAACTTTTTAATATACTTAATTACCTTTGTAATATTAGGAGTCTCAATATATGGTATATATATTGAACTTTTATATACAGATAAGGCTGAAATACTTTTCAACCTTTGAAAACATATCTGAAAAAATTTTGCGGAAAATTTTTTCGAATGCACTTTTATGGATATAGATAAATTAAAAAAGTTTGAGAAATTACCACCTGATGTAAAAAGACAACTTGCTCTTTACATGGCTAAGTGGAAAGAAAAGAAAAAAGAATCTACAATCAGAAATGATTTTATGGCTTTTGTAAAACATGTATGGCCTGATTTTGTAGAAGGGTCCCATCATAAACAAGTTGCAAATAAATTTAATCAAATTGCAGAAGGTAAAATAAAACGTGTTATAATAAATATGGCACCTAGACATACTAAATCTGAATTTGCCAGTTATCTATTACCTGCATGGATGGTTGGAAGAAATCCAAAACTAAAAATTATTCAATCTACTAACACAACTGAACTCTCAGTACGTTTTGGTCGTAAAGCAAAACAACTTATGGATTCACCAGAATACAAAGAAGTATTTCAAACAAGACTTAAAGAAGATTCACAAGCTGCTGGTAAATGGGAAACACAACAAGGTGGTGAATATTATGCAGCCGGTGTTGGATCTGCAATTACTGGACGGGGTGCTGATCTTCTAATTATTGATGACCCACACACTGAACAAGATGCAATGAATGCACAAGCTCTTGAGAGAACTTATGAATGGTATACATCAGGACCAAGACAACGTCTTCAACCTGGTGGAACAATTGTAATTGTTATGACAAGATGGAATGAAAAAGATTTAGCAGGACGATTAATCAAAGCTCAAAAAGAACCAAAAGCTGATCAATGGGAAGTAATTCAATTTCCTGCAATCATGCCGGATGGAAAACCTTTATGGCCTGAATACTGGAACATAAAAGATTTAGAAGCAGTTAGAGCATCAATTCCATTATCAAAATGGAATGCACAGTATATGCAAAATCCAACAGGAGAAGAAGGTGCATTGATAAAACGAGAGTGGTGGCAAAACTGGGATTCAGAAACACTTCCAAATTTAGAACACGTTATACAATCTTATGATACTGCGTTCATGAAAAAAGAAACTGCAGACTTTTCTGCAATCACCACCTGGGGCGTGTTTCATCCAAACGAGGACTCTGGCCCCTGTCTCCTGTTGCTTGATTCAGTGAAAGGTCGGTATGAGTTTCCAGAACTACGGCGTATTGCACTTGACCAATATGGATACTGGCAACCGGAAACAGTAATCATCGAGGGTAAGGCTTCAGGACTACCACTAACTTATGAGTTGCGTAAGGCTGGTATTCCTGTTATAAATTTTACACCCTCAAAAGGTAATGATAAACATACGAGGGTTAACAGTGTCTCTCCACTGTTTGAATCAGGGAGAATATGGGCGCCCACAGATATGGAGTTTGCACAAGAGGTGATTGAAGAATGTGCAGCATTTCCATACGGAGATCACGACGATTTAGTCGACTCCATGACTCAAGCGGTAATGAGATTTAGACAAGGCGGATTAATTCAACATCCTGAAGATTATGAGGATGAGCCTTTACAACAAACTCAAAAGGTGTATTATTAAAATATTATGGCAAGAGAAGACGAACAAAGATTAATCGATATGATGAAAGCCATTGAGGCAGGTGAAACTCAAGAAGATCTTGATCGAGAAGACATGGATCAGGAATCAGGCATCAGGAGTATTAAAAAAGCTCCATCGATTAAAATGGCAAGTGAAACTCCAGGTGAAGAATTTGATCTTGAGATCATGATGATGCTTAAAGAATTTGAAGACGCAAAAAGAAATGGTTACAAAGGCACTATAGAAGATTTTTCTAATTATTATTTCTCACAAAAAGAAATGATGAAGGATAGACAAACGGCAATGTATGGTGGCAGAATGCAACTTGCGGATGGACCAAAAGAATATGGTTTATATGAAGATGTAATTCCTAAAAGATATTCAGATCCAATTACTGCTAGATTAGAAACTGAAAAAGAAGAAGCAGCAATGAAAAGAGAAATAAAATCCATTGATGATAAAAAAGGTAAACCAAAACCATTTAAAATGGATGAAGAGAAAATTAAAAAATTAATTAAGCAAAGAAAAGAAGAACAAGAAAAATTAGCTAAAGGCGGCATTGCAGGAGTACTGTAATGGCTGACATCATTCCACCTAAAAAACCAAAAAATTATTCTAAAATTTTAGACGTATTAAATACTCCAGCAGCAGCAAAACAATTCTCTCCAAAAACATATGTGAACTTAGTTGGAGAATATGCAAAGAAAGCTTTAGACAATAATGAACTTAATCAAGAAGAATATATGAATATTGTAAAACCTTTATTTGGCGATGCCGGAATCATGGCTACTGAGAAAATAAAAAAATATAATCAAGAATTAGAAAAGTATGCAACAGGCGGCAGAGTTAATTTTTTAAAAGGTGGTGATACAAATTACAATGCAATGGTCACTGAAATGTATATTAAAGCAGGAGGTCAAGAAGGAACCGGTATGGATATAGATTCTTTTGCTGCAAAGTATTTTCCAAAAATGGCACAAGGTGGCAGAATTGGTTATTCTAATGGTTCAGAAGATTATGGAGATTTATTGGATGCTTATGAAAAAGGTATTGATGTAATGCCTGGCGAGTCTTTAACCGAATACATTAATAGAATTAGAGAAGCTGAAAAAAGAAGCAAACTAAATGATTAAAAGGCTAACTACAACAGTGCCTCCGGAATCAGGGCCCCAGAGTCAAGGCTTGAATATTTCCTATAATACTGTTAAAGATGTAACACTTACGGAGAAAATAAATGGCAGAAGACAATATAGACAAGGCTCTTCCAAACGAGCCAAGAAAAGAATTTGAAATACCTGGTGAACAAGAAATTCAAGAACAAATTGTAGAAGAAGTTCAAGAGCAACAACAATCTCCAGATGATGTAGAAGTTCAAGAGAACGAAGATGGTTCTGTTGATATTAATTTAGATCCAAACGCTGCTGCACCTGAAGGCGGTGATGAACATTATGCAAACTTAGCAGAATTTTTACCTGACGAAGTTTTAGGTCAACTTGCTTCAGATTTAAATTCTAAGTATATGGATTATTCTGCATCTAGAAAAGATTGGGAAAGAACCTATACACAAGGTTTAGATTTATTAGGTTTTAAATATGATAACAGAACAGAACCTTTTGCAGGTGCATCAGGTGCAACACATCCAGTACTAGCAGAAGCTGTTACACAGTTTCAAGCACTTGCTTATAAAGAATTACTTCCAGCAGATGGACCGGTAAGAACACAAATTTTAGGAGTACCTACTCCAGAAAAAACAGACCAAGCAAATAGAGTTAAAGATTTCATGAACTATGAACTCATGGAAAAAATGAAAGAGTATGAACCGGAGTTTGATCAAATGTTGTTCAATCTACCTTTAGCGGGTTCAGCTTTTAAAAAGGTATATTATGATGATATGGAACAAAGGGCTGTATCAAAATTTGTACCTGCAGATGATTTAATTGTTCCGTACACGGCTACCTCATTAGACGATGCGGAAGCAATTATTCATCGTGTAAAAGTTTCAGAAAACGAATTAAAAAAACAACAAGTTGGTGGTTTTTATAAAGATGTAGATATTGGAAAACCTCAAGACAAAGAAACGGATGTTGAGAAAAAAGAAAGAGAGCTAGAAGGAGTAACAAAATCAGGAAAAGACGAAGATGTATTTACTTTATTAGAGTGTCATGTTGATTTAGATTTAGAAGGTTTTGAAGATGTAAATCCACAGACTGGTGAGCCGTCAGGAATTAAAATTCCATACATTGTGACTTTAGTAGAAGGATCACATGAAATTTTATCTATTCGAAGAAATTATGAAATAGGTGATGTTAAAAAATCTAAGATACAATATTTTGTACACTTTAAATTTTTACCAGGTCTAGGTTTCTATGGATTTGGTTTAATTCACATGATTGGTGGATTATCAAGAACAGCAACTTCTGCATTAAGACAATTACTTGATGCAGGAACTTTATCGAATTTACCTGCTGGATTTAAAATGCGTGGTATTCGAATTAGAGATGATGCACAGTCAATTCAACCTGGTGAGTTTAGAGATGTAGATGCACCTGGTGGAAATTTAAGAGATTCATTTATGATGCTTCCGTTTAAAGAACCAAGTCAAACATTATTAAGTTTGATGGGTATAGTTGTTCAAGCAGGTCAAAGATTTGCATCTATCGCAGATCTACAAGTTGGTGATGGTAATCAACAAGCTGCAGTTGGAACTACAGTTGCATTATTAGAAAGAGGTAGCAGAACTATGTCTGCTATTCATAAAAGAATTTACTCAGCTTTAAAAAATGAATTTAAAATTTTAGCTAGAGTATTCAAGTTATATCTACCGCCGGAATATCCGTATGATGTCGTTGGGGGTCAAAGAATGATTAAACAAACAGACTTTGATGATCGTGTAGATATATTGCCAGTTGCTGACCCTAACATTTTCTCACAAACACAGCGTATTTCACTAGCGCAAACAGAACTCCAACTGGCAACTTCTAATCCACAAATGCACAATATGTATGCAGCATATAGAAATATGTATGAAGCATTAGGTGTAAAAAATATCGACCAAGTGTTAATTAAACCAATGCAACCAATGCCAAAAGATCCAGCATTAGAACATATTGATGCTTTAGGTGGCAGACAGTTTCAAGCGTTTCCTGGTCAAGATCACAGAGCACATATTACTGCTCACTTAAATTTTATGGCAACTAATATTGCTAGAAACAATCCAATGATTATGGCTTCATTAGAAAAAAATATTTTTGAACATATTAGTTTAATGGCTCAAGAACAAATTGAAGTTGAGTTTAGAAATGAACTAATTCAATTACAACAAATGCAACAAGCTATTCAGCAGAATCCACAAATGGCTCAACAACTTCAAATGCAAGCTAAAATGATGCAAGAAAAAATTGAATCTAGAAAAGCTGTATTAATTGCAGAGATGATGGAAGAATTTATGAAGGAAGAAAAAGAAATTACTTCACAATTCGACAATGATCCAATTGCTAAACTAAGATCAAGAGAACTAGACCTTAGAGCAATGGAAAATCAACGTAAAAAAGAACAAGATGAGGAGCGAATTAATCTTGATAAGATGAAAGCGATGATGAATCAAGCTAATCAAGACGAAAAACTAGAACAGAACGAAGAATTAGCAAAATTAAGAGCAGATACATCAATTGAAAAGACGATTTTATCAAAAACTATTCCAAGCACAGACTCAATGATGAAAAATCAAGGTAGTATGATGCCAAAAGTTTCAATAATGAGAAGTGGAGACGAGTAAAATGAGAAAAAAAATGACAAAATCAGAAAAAAAGGTTAAAAAGGTTATGAGGGAATTCAAAAAAGGTGAATTGCCTATAGGTAAGTCGAAGAAAAAAGTAAAAAGTCGTAAACAAGCGATTGCGATTGCTTTATCGGAGGCTGGAAAATCAAAACCAAGGAGATAAAATGGA